TGTTGCTAAACTTCTTGATGCAAAAAAGAAATTGGATCTAAAAGATGTAGATCCATCACTTAAACGCTATGTAGTTTGTGGAGCAACTCAAATAAGTGATTTGTTAAACACTACAGAGGTTAAAAATTCTGACTACAATACAGTTAAAGCTCTTGCTATGGGTCAAGTTGATTCATTCTTGGGTTTTAAATTTATTATGTCAAATAGACTTAACCTTGATGCAACTAACACGGATGATAGGCTAGTTTTTGCTTTCACCGAGGATGCTGTTAAATTAGCAATAGGAAAAGATATTACGGCTCGTATCTCTGAAAGAGATGATAAGTCGTATGCAACTCAAGTTTACTATTGCATGTCAATCGGAGCAACTCGTATGGAAGAAGAAAAAGTAGTTCAAATTCCGTGTGACGAATAATAGGAGGGATAAATGGCTGTTACAACTCAGAAATCAACTGAATATACTAATCGCACTGCAACTCCTGTTGTTAATAATAAAACTACAGAAGAGCATGGCAAATTAAGAGTTATGTTCTTCACTCACGACCAGGATGGTGCTGGCGATGCAACTTCTTCAGTTGCACTTGGCGAACTACCTGCTGGAAGAGTGAGAGTGTTATTAGCATTATCAAGAGTTTACTGTAACTGGACTACAAGCTCAGCAACATTAGACCTTGGTTGGGATGCATACACAGCACAAGACGGAAGCACTACCGCAGCTGATCCAAACGGATTAGTTGATGGTGAAAGCGTTGATACAGTTGGCTACTTCGATTTTGAAGGTGGTTTAGCTGCAACAAAAGCAACTGGCGGAACTCATGTCTTTGAAAGTAAAGACGGAGTTGTTCTTCGTGCTACATCACAAGACACAGCAATAGCAAGTGGTGATGACCTAGTAGGTTATCTCGTTTATATTGTTGACTAAAAGTCGATTAAGAGGGGATTTATTCCCCTCTTTTTTTATTTAATTTTTTAAGGAAATCATGGCATCAAAAGTAGAAATATGTAACTCGGCATTAAACATGTTGGGTGCGGGTAATATTACAGATATTACAGAAGATTCAAAAAACGCAAGATTGCTCAACCAAAGGTATGATCCTATTAGGGATGCAGTTTTCAGAACACATACTTGGAATTGTTTAATTAAACGAGTGGAACTTGCACAAGATAGTGAAACACCAACGCATGAATATGCAAAACAATATACATTACCAACAGATTGTTTGCGTGTTTTAAAAATTGGCGGACATCATGATGGTTCTTCATCAGATTTAGATGACGGACAAATTTTTAAAGTTGAAGGAAGAAAAATAATAACAGATGAAGCAACTGTTTATTTACTTTATATTGCTAAAATTACGGATGTTAATGAATATGATACATTACTTCAAGAAACGATTGCAACACGATTAGCAGCAGAATTAGCTTATGCCATTACTTCTAATGCAACATTAGCAGCAACATTAGCAGATCAATATGAGAAAAAAATTAAAGAAGCTCGATTTGTTGATGCAACAGAAGGAACTCCAGAGGTTATTGACTCTAGCACATTTATTAATTCGAGGTATTAATGGCAAGGCAAACAACTGCTTTTACCAACTTCACAGCTGGGGAACTTTCTCCTCGCTTAGATGGAAGAACGGATTTAAGTAAATATTTTAATGGTGCAAAAACTATGGAGAATATGGTTATCCATCCTCATGGTGGAGCAACCAGGCGACCAGGCACAAAATTTATTCATGAAGTAAAAACAAGTTCTGCACAGACACGATTAATACCATTTGAATTTTCAACAACGCAAACTTATGTATTAGAACTAGGTAATGAATACATGCGGTTCTATAAGGATGGCGGTATTATTACAGAAGGTAATAAAACTATTACCGCTATTACTAAAGCTAATCCAGCCGTTGTAACATCCTCCTCGCATGGATATTCTAATGGTGATTATGTTATTATTTCAAGTGTTGCTGGAATGAACCAAGTTAATGGTCGAACATTTAAAGTTGCGAACAAAACAACGAATACTTTTGAATTACAAGATGTGGATGCAAATAATATTGATAGCTCGGACTATCAAACTTATACATCTGGAGGTGTAGCAAATAAAATTTATGAAATTGCAACACCTTATACAACAGCAAATATACCAACAGTAAAATTTGCACAAAGTGCTGATATTATGTATTTGGTGCATCCATCATATGCTATTCGTGAATTAACACGAACAGGACATACATCATGGACTTTAAGCACACCAACACTAACAACATCAGCCAATAAAACAGTAAGCGGTGTAACAAAGGCAAATCCAGGCGTTGTTACCACTTCCGCAGATCATGGCTATACAGAAGGTGATTTTGTTACCTTTACAAATATTGGCGGTATGACACAACTTAACGGCAATGTTTATAAAGTGGGAACTGTTGGATCTTCAACAACTTTTAATTTACAAGATTCTGGTGGCACAAATTTAAATACGGGTAGTTATGGTACATTTTCTGCTGGTGGATCAGATACAGTTAATAAATTAACTGATCCTGTTTTAAATGTAACAACAGATTATTATCCTAGTTCAGTAACTTTTTTTGAACAACGATTAGTTTTTGCTGGATCAAATAATAATCCACAAACAGTTTGGTTTAGTAAAGGTGCTGATTATACAAATTTTACCACAGGTAGTAATGATGGTGATGCAATGGTTTATACGATTGCATCGAATAAAGTAAATGCTATTCGTTATTTATCAGCTCAACGATCTTTAATTGTAGGAACTGTTGGAGGTGAATTTGTTGTAAGTGCTTCTGGCACAACATCCCCTATCACTCCAACAAATATTCAAATTCAAAAGCAAACAAACTATGGTGCAGCTAATGTGGATGCAGTTCAAGTTGCCAATGTTACATTATTTCTACAGAGAGCAAAAAGAAAAATTAGAGAATTAACATATAATTATGATGTTGATTCATATGTTGCTCCTGATATGACATTACTTGCTGAACATATTACAGAAAATTTAGTCACAGAAATGGCTTACCAACAAGAGCCTGACTCGGTTGTGTGGATGGTTCGTGGCGATGGATATTTATTAGGTATGACTTATGCAAGACCAGAAGAGGTTATTGGATGGCATAAACATAAATTAGGCGGTGTTTTTGGTGAAGCAACAATAACTGTTTCAGATTATAGTAATATTGCAACTGGTACAACAATTACAATTACAAAGTCAGATGGATCAACAGTTACATTTACATCCGAAGCTGCTGGTGGAACTTCTCCATCAGAGACAAATGGATGGAGACCAAATGAAAGTAATAATACTACGGCTGATAATATTTATACAGCTATTAATGCACACGCAGATTTTACTGTAGCTAATCCTGGAGCAGCTGTTGTTACAATAAAAGAAACATCTAAAACAGGCACATCACCGATTAAAATTACAACATCAGATACAACAAGACTAACAACAGCCGATGAAGGAATTGCGGTGGTTGAAAGTGTTGCAAGTATTCCAACAGATTCTAATGAAGATCAATTATATCTAATTGTTAAAAGAACGATTGATGGTACAACAAGACGATATGTAGAATATTTACAACCATTTGATTATGGTTCTGACCAATCGGATGCTTTTTATGTTGATAGTGGATTAACATATTCAGGAACATCAACTACAGCTATTACTGGATTAGAACACTTGGAAAGTGAAAGTGTTACAATTTTAGCTGATGGTGCAACACATCCAGTTAAAAGTGTTTCAAGTGGAGCTGTGATGACAGGAGGATCTTTAACTTTAGATCGTTCAGCAACAAAAGCTCAAATTGGTTTACCTTATAATTCTACTTTACAAACAATGCGTATTGAAGGAAGAGGATCAGATGAAGGCACAAGTCAATCACGAACAAAAAGAATTAATGAAGTAACACTTCGTTTGTATAAAAGTGTTGGTGTAACAGTTGGATCAAAATTAACAAATATGGAAAGAATACCATTTCGTTCAAGTGCAGCATCTATGGATGCGGCTGTTCCCGCTTTTACAGGTGATAAAAAAATTGAATTTCGAGGAGATTTTGAAACAGATGGTTATATTTATGTACAGCAAACACAACCACTACCTTTGACTATTTTATCTATTTATCCAAGAGTTATGACTAACGATGGCTAATTTAAAGATTATTCCTTTTATTAATGATCATGCACATATGATGATTAATACGCTAATGAATGATCCTTTAATGCAATTAGATAAAAAATTACATGAACAATTAAATAATTTAGAAGTTCCAAAAATGTGTTTTAGTGCTGTTAAGGATAATGAAATTATTTGTTCAGGTGGTGTTATTCCTATTTGGGATAATGTTTATGAAGGATGGGTAATGGGATCAAATAAAATTTGGCATAATCGTATTTCATCCGCAAAATTAATTTTATTAGGAATGAATAAACTTATTCGGGATAATAATATTACTCGATTACAAACAGCGGTTAAAAAAGATTTTATACTTGGTCAAAGATTTGCGGAATGGCTAGGATTAAAAAATGAGGGATTAATGAGAAAATATCAAAACAATGAAGATTATTATAGATATGCGAGGATAATGTAATGGCTCCAACAACAATAATGATGGCTAGTGCGGGTATATCAGCGGGTGCAAGTTTACTTGCTGGTCAACAAGCAATGGCAGCTGGAAGATACCAACAATCTATCGCTGATCGAAATGCACAAGTATATAATAATAAAGCAAATCAAGCCATTGTAATGGGAGAATATAATGTAAAACAATTTGAAAATCGTTTTGCATCTCTTCAATCAGCAACAGAAATGGCATTTCTTAAATCAGGAGTTGTTACTTCAGAAGGAACTCCTATTGAAGTAATGAAAAATAATATAGCTGAAGCTGAATTGGAAAAAGAAAATATTAAATATAATGCGAAGATTCAATCAGATGATTATAAAGAATCAGCAGTTCTTTCTCGTATGGAAGGTGATTTAGCAATGTATCGTGCAAGATCTGCACGAACATCAGCTATCTTAGGAGCTGGATCATCCTTACTCGGTGCTTACGGACAAAAAAGATATATTGATACCTATGGAGGATTTTAATGGTTCAAATTCCAACTTATAAATCACAAACACAACCAACATCCGAAGCTCCAGGACAACCAACACGACTACCTGATATAACTTCAGCAGCTATGGCTCCAGCCTTAGCACTCAAAGATGCTGCTGATACAGCAACAAATCTTGCAACACAATTTTATTCAGCACAAGTATCTTTACAACGCAAAACAGATGTTGCTAATGCAATGGATAGTATTTTAGAAGATTATAATCAATTAAAATTAGATCAATCCAATAATCCTGATACTGCTAATGCTCTGCAATTATTTAAGGATGGTTCAAATAAATTAGCTCAAAATGCAAGAAATTCTTTAAGTGATAAAGTATCACAACGAATTTTTGATATGAAGTTCCAGGAGTTTGATTCTGGACATACTTTAGATGTACAAACATCAGTTGAACAAAATAGAATTGATAATGCCATAACATCTTATGATAAAGAAATTGAACAACTTAATTATGATTATATTTATGGTAATAGTAATCAAGCATTAAAAGCAATTCAACGATTAAGTGATCCTGAAAGTTCAGTTTTTCACGATATGGCAAAATTAGGATTATTAAAAGTTAAACCAGAAGTTGCACAAGAAGCAGCACTACAAAATTTATATACACAATTTGCAGAAAAATTAGTTGAAGATACACCTCAAAATTTTTTATTTAAACTGGATAAAGGATTTTGGAAAGATAAATTACCAGTAGAAACTATTGTTGATTTTGAAAAAACTGCACGATCTAATATTGAATCAGGAATTAAGAATAGCCAAACAACATTAAAGGCTGAACTTAGAAGTAATAAAGGTTTATTTCTTGAAATAGGTAATTCATTCTTAGATGTTGAGAGTGCAGAATATTTTGGTTCTTATTCACAATATGAAGAATTAAAACAAGATGGAAAAGTATTAGTAGAACAATTACTAGCTGCTGGATTAAATAAAGAAGCATTTGAGGTTAATGAGTTTCTAATAAAAATGGAAGGTCAAAAAGCTGTTCATAATGAAGTTAATACATATAAAATGAGTAATATTGATGTTGTGGATGCAAAATTAGCAGAATTAAAAACTATTAATGCACTTACAACAGGAACGGATAAATTTGATTCCAGGAATGAAGATCTTGAAATTGCTCTTCAAAAAATATCAGATACACAACACAAACATATTAAGAATGGTACAATGCTGGAATATATTAAATCAGTTGGTATGCCTATTCCTGAAATTGATTGGATGTCAACTGATCCAAAATCTTTTGCACAACAAGTAAAAGATTATAATTTTTTTGTTAATCAAGTTTCAGCAATATGGGATTTACCTGAACCACAATTTTTCCAGGAAAAAGATTTAGCTTTAATTAAAGATACATTTGATACTGGTACAAAAGAAGAAATTTTAACTTTATCAGGAAATATTGCACAAGTAGCGGGATCACAATCTCCATCTGCCTTTAGTAAATTAACAAAAGAATTTCCTATCTTTACCCAGGTTGG